TGTCACGTGGGACGAAACCCTGTGCACCCGACTTGGGAGTAGGCTCCTTGGAATCGTTGGCTCCACCCATGTTTCTGTCTTCTGGCATTTGGAGACTCCTCCTTGGATGTGCTGGGCGAATCAGGGCCGCCCTTCACATGGAAGTATTCCGTGCTAACCCGGCTGGTGCGTCAGAACCGGCACAACCACCACGTAGCGTGCGTATCCCTCGGTCCCGTCCTCGGGCCCAGGAACTAGGCTCCCGTTCTCGTCCAGCGATGTTTGGCCCGTTGCGATCTGAATGGGCGGATTCTGCCCGTAGTCCTTGATCTGGAAGGTCGCAATGGAGTCCTTGAACAGGCAAATCTCCCAGATCGTGTCGGCTAGCTCACGCGCCTGTAGTCTATTATGGCCCCAGACATGGATGGCAATGTCAATGCTACGACCTGCCCCTATGTGTTGCGGCCCCAATCCGATGGGGAAGCCCTGGTTGGACGCTTCATCTACGGCTACCGTGGGTAGATGGCTCAGCACATCCCCCTCGTTGAAGCCTATCTTCACCTCGGTAGCAAGCGCATCATCAGGCCCAAGACCGGCGGTAGAAAGGCCCGCTCTGATCTCGGCCGCTAGGCTATAGATCGTGGCGTTCGTGATCCTCATGGTGCTTAGTCCGGTCTCGCTGAAGTATTCCTCGTCTGCTACGTCATACGCAGCCCCAAGACGGCCTCCCACTTCTGCACCAACTGCGTCAGCCGCCCGGGGAGCGCAGCCTTCACTTGCCTCTCCATGTATCTCTGCGCCCTGAGAAACATGTAGGTCGGTCTGACGCCAGGGTGCCCCCCTCCTCGCCGCTGCAACATGAAGCCCACTGCCGTGTTCCCTCGGAACCTTCTCCCCGCTCCACGAGGCCGCCGGCCGCCCCCCAGCCTGTTGAACGTTGGCGATCTGGCGATGGGGACCTCCATGCGTGGCTTCCCGCGTCGGTTGATCCCCCAATCCGAGATGCGCGCCATCCCCCTCGTCGGCCCTCTACCAACCCTTGAATAAGGGCTGAGCCCCAAGGGGATGAAGCTGTGGTCGGGATTCGGCCTGACACCAAACTCCAGGTACCACCAATACCCCCGGCGCCCGCCTCGACTGCGGCGGATGGTCCTCATCTTTCCTGGGATGAAGAACGAAGGTGGTCTGAGGCTATCCAGCAGCTTGACGTTACCGATCCCCACCGAGACTCCGCGCTCAGTGACGTGAGGCCCCACCACACCAACATTCCTATAGACCTGGCCACTCTGGAAACCCGGCCTGGCGCCCCGCCCCTGGGATGCCCCCGTGAAGAACCCCTTGGGTCGGCTACCCCACACAGCGGGAGACTTCAGGAACGCCACAGCAGCCTGAGCCGACTCCAGAAGCGTCTGGCTGATGACATTGACAAGCTCCCGCCGGAACCGTTCTCGAAGCTCCCCACGAGACCTAGCTATTCGCATGGTCTACACTACCTTCTTCTCGCATTGGATGATAATACGACTGGTGCGACCTCCGATGCCGCTGGGGCTGATCCCCACCACCTCAAGCGACCGACCATGAACGGTGACCAATGTGCCCTCACGGAAGTAGCTCTCCCACTGTGGCGCCACATCGAGCGTGCACTTGCCGTAGTCCACCCTCCCTACCGTCTCGCGTTGTAGCTTACTGGCTGCTGCCCATTCGACTACCGCCGGAATGCCCACGGGGGTGATGGTGTTCTGGTAGCCGGTTCCTTCGCATGTGACGCACAGTGGGTTGCGAGGGGCCCGGCTGTCCGGGTCAACTCCTCCACAGACGGTGCACTCGGTCCTGATGGATGTCTGGACCTGCACCATCTGGCCGCCTAAGGACCCAATCACATCCTGGGAATCTCGGGCGATCATGGAAATCTCTTCAGGAGAAAGGAGTCCCATTTGTATCGCTCACTCGTTCTTCAGTCTGGGTAGTTGGCTAGACGGCGACCTCGAATACGGTGGAGAGAATGACCTCCGGCCATTCCCTGGTCCGATCAGAAGGCGGCTGAGATGAGAACCCATCCATCACTGCCTGAGCAATCGCACCATCAAGCTGCTGCTTCATGTCTTTGAGGAGGTTGCGCTCGCTGTCGGCAATGTGCTGACGCCGTACCGACAAGCCGCGATCAGAGAAGTCAAGCCCCCTCCTGGCGTCGCGCTGGGCCTGCATCTCCAAGACTGAAATCTGGGCCGCCTGCATCAGCATATTGAAGATGTCAGCCGGATCGGTGTCGATGGTGGGCTCCCCGGACGTGACGCTCATGGTTACGATGTCTCGTTGCTGGAGCGTAGAACAGGCGCGCACCATGGCCTGCATCAACTCATCCTTGCTGTAGACCGTGTGCTGGTACCCTACAATCAGTTGCTCTCCGATTGACGGCGGCATGTCGGTTGTGATGACCCCACCATCATAATTGATGGTGTAGTCGTTCCCCTCGATCAGCGTGTCACGGGCTCCGCCCTCGATGGTGACAAGGTTGACCGACCCGGGGACGATATTCTTCCCCATCACAGTGAACCTGGAATTGAGGCCGTCAGTGATGCCGTAGGCGACCTCGCCTTCCACGTTGAACGGCCCGTTCCCCACGGCATCCGCCAGGAACGGAAGTAGATCGGCGATCCGGTAGACCCCGCCGACCTCAGCGAACACATACGAGCGGTAGACGCTGATGTCTATGGATTGCTCCACCGCAGTGGGGCCGGCCTTGAAGCCCGAGCAGGTCACCTGATAGGTCCCCTCACCCCACACAGAGTGGTGGAACACCAGTTGGAGGGTGTAGGCATCACTAGACCCACCATCGTTGACACCCGAGAACACCACCAGCCCACCGCGCTTGATCGTGATGTTGATACCCTCGTTGGAGAGCCCGGCTTCTTGGTAGACAGTCACAGCGTCTCCTGTAGCTGTACGGAAGGCAACCGACAGGGTGGCTGTTTGTCCTTGGTTGACGGCTAGCTGCTGGCTCATTGAGGTATCTCATCCTCCAGACGCGAGACGGGGGTGCCAATGGCTGGCACCCCCGTTCTCGCCCGTTCCTGCTGGCCCGAACGTGGGGCCAGACGCCCAGATCACCGCTACGAGGTCAGGTTGCCCTTCAACACGTAACGGGCGTCCTTCACCAGGAAGCCGACTCTCTCCCTGTACTTCACGCCGACCCTCCAATGGTCTTGGGCTGCCACGAGTTCGGCGGTCTCCGGGGCTCCCTGCTCAGCCATGTTGAAGGCGTCGCTTGGCACGGTGAGGTCGAAGCCATACATAATGCTGGTGCTCAGCCCGTAGTACGGCAGAAGCTGCACACCAAACACCGATGTCATTGCGCCCTGCCTCATCACAGCCTGCTTGGTCGCGTCGCCCCAGTAGCCCTGCCAGTCGCTGTCGAGCACGTCGAGCAGACGATTGGGGGCTCCATATGCGTGTGTCAACTGCCGGCCCTTCTGCTGGTTCGGCGACGCCGCCTTGTAGACCATGGCTGCCATGAGAGCCTTCAGGCCAGCCGGCTTGAAGGTCGTAGCACCCATAGTTACAGCACTCTGGGCAACCGTCGAGGCAGTGGCCAACAGGGCCCATCCAGTCTCCTCCTCGGCCACAGCAACGTTCTCGCTGAGGACGCGGAGCACCAAGTCCACGATGTCAATGCGTCCAGACTGCTGCATCCTCGTAGGCCACTCGATGCTCGTGGTGACCTCGATGATATTTGGGGACGCCAGATCGGCAACGGGGAGTTGGGTCGGCTGGGCATAAAGCTGCGGCACGGTCCAGGCGCCACTTACGAGTTCGTCGCGGACGAAGACTGGATAGGTGATCTCCTCACCGACCGCGAAACGCTGAACGTCGAAGATTGACCGGACAGTGGACGTTTCATCGAGACCCAGTACGATTGGGTCTGCGATGGCGGCAACCCACTTGCGGAACTTCTCGGGGCTCTCGGCCGATTCGGCAATCGCGGCCTTCTTCTGGGCCTCGGAAAGCTCGGGGTTGAAGAACGAGGCAACCCGCTTGCGGCCACCCCAAGGGGTATCCGCGATCATCAGGCTCATGGCTCGATCCTTACCCATTAGCTATCACCTCTTACCCGAAGTAGCTGTAGTAGGTAGCGAACGGGCCAAGGAGCAGGATGCGAATGTTTCCATCCGAATCCGGCGATGACTCGCAGACCGCTACGGCTAGGTTACCCGCTGACGCACCTGGCGACCCGAACGTCGCCGTCAGCTTGCCCGCGTTGGTGGCGTAGAGCAGATCGCCTGCCGCCGGAGTGCCTGCGTAGCACTCGTCGGCGATGGTGCAGTAGGCGGGGCCGATGACAACGGCACAGACATCGCCCTCCTCTGCCTCGTGGGTGAGAATGCGACGGGAGTTCGGGTCCGCCTTCGCACCCACGGTGTACCCTAGCGTGCTTGCAGTACGCGCAGGTACAATGTCTTGGTTGAGGAGGCCGATGCAGGAGGTACCGTCCGACAGCAAGATGGGCGCTGGCGAATGGATGTCCGTTGCCGGCGATGCTGACTTGTACATCACAGGCCGGCCTGCCTCGATTAGGGTGGCCCCTCCGGTGATGAAACCAGTCTCCGTCTTGTAGGTTGGAGACTCGATCCCACCGAGGTGGCGCTGGAACTTGCGAGCCATTAGTGGCTACACCTCCATGGCTCCATGTGGTCTCCGCACCTTAAGGTGCGGGCGGTACGGCTCCACGTCCTGCTACTGGTCCTTGTGACGGTCGCTGGCGAATAGTGTCGCGAACGTCCCTTCGTAGCCTGCCTTATGCTCGACTTCCTGCGGAGTGTTGGCAGCTACGGTTCGGCCATCTGGAGTCCTCACGACGAACAGGGCAGTACTCGGATCGGTCTGCGGCTTGGCTTGCGCTGCCTGTGTGTCAGTCGGACGCTCTGTCCCGGCTGGCGGCTCGTCTGCCGGTGGCTCGTCTGCTGGCACGTCATCCGATGGCTCACCCTCAGAGGCCTCGACTGATGGCTCTTCTGTTGGAGGCTCGTCGGTTGGAGGCTCGTCGGCCGATGGTTCGCCCTCGGAGGCCTCGGCGGCTTCGGTCGGTGTGTCGGTCGGCTTGTCAACCAGTGGATCGCCTTCAGCGGCCTCGGCTGGCGTCTCTTCTGTTGGAGGCTCTTCGGTTGGAGGCTCTTCGTTTGGCTGCTCGTCTGTCGGTGGCTTGGCCGGAGGATCGCCCTCGGCTGCCTCGGCTGACGGTGTGTCAACCAGCACATCTTCCCTGGCCGACGTAATGGCAGATGCCACAGCCTCCCAGTCCTCATCGCCAAGCGTAGCGGCCAGCTTGGCCAGACGCTCATTGCCCGTATCAGCGCCAATCTGCGCGAGGCGCTCCGCGACACGCTGTTCCGCCTCTCGGGCAGCAATCCAAGCCGCATGGCCCTTCAGTGTCTCGTTGTGCTCCTCGACCAGGGCGGCCAGGGTGCCGAGATCAACGTCGCCCAGCATGTCCTTCAGCAGGTTTCTGATCTCTTCTGGTGTCATGGCAATGTCACCTCGCTCGTCTGAAGTATTCCGCGCCGTTGCCGTCGCTGCCGCCGCGCCCTCATCTTTCCAGTCCTTCAGAAGGGAGCGCGCATGTGCCGCTAGATGTGACTTGGCGCGCCTCTTCGCGTCGGCTGGCAAATCGGTCACCGGGAGGCAGGCAAGGGTATTGCGCAGATGCTGAAGATCGACGGTTCCGTTATCGGAACCATTCTTCACGGAAGCGTTGTGGTGGGACAGCTTCCGATTGGAACGTGGGGTGGTCTTGCCTTCGTCGTCCCTCTTGCCGCCTGACAAGATGACGGCAAAGGCAGCATCAGGCAGGTTGTTGATGTACTTGGCGCCCCACGTCTCGGTCTCGTTGGTGCCATCCTTGGTGGCCTCGATCATGGTGTCCAGTTCCTGGACTAGCTCGCTGGTCTCTTTGTGGTTCTCCTCAAGGAGTTCCATCAAAAAGGCTCGTCGCTCTGGGGCCTCATCCTCCGAAACCAAGTAGCCTGCGGCGCTGCGGTACTCACCGTCATGGTCAAGGAAATTGACGGTGAACATGACTTGATCGGCTTTCTGCTCGACCGCCAGCCGGTACATACCGTAGTCGATTGTCTCCGCTGGATCGACTTCATCGGTGACATCTTCGACTACCTGACCGGCCCTTCCGCTGTCAGCAGTAGAGAGCGTCTGCGCGGACGGGACGAACTCGCCATAGCCTTCAGCAGTCTCACCCCTGGTGGCCTCCAGTTCCTCGACGCGGTAGAGGACGGAAGCCGGGTCGGTGAGGCTACCGCTGGAGAGCACAATTGGGTCCTTCGAGACACGAACGATGCGGGCTGCTGCAGTAGCCTCGAAGTTCTTGACTGTCTGCTCTCCAGACTGCGGGTCGATCCATGTGGCCTGGAGGAGACGCGCATCCGGATCGGCCGGAACGGCAACGAGCCCCTTGGCGCCGAAGTAGACCTTGCTGTCGTCGCCGGCGCCTCCGAGGAGGCGGATGACTGGACGGTTCTGGAACAAACCACCAATGTAGGGCGACAACTCTTCCCAGCGTTGGCTATCCTTCGTGTAGACGCGCCCCTTCCAGTAGGCAGCGAAGTCGGTGAAGTAGCACTCCATCGACACACGCCAATCTACCCTGTCCTCGTCATCGCCGTCACCCTTGGTCATGATGTCGCGGGCGATACCGTAGAAGATGTCGCGGTATAGCACAGCAGCACCAACGATGGCCGGGGCCCCATCAAGGGTCACCAGCGCAGCGTCGTAGGTGTGACCAACGATGTCGCTCTCCCAGTGCTCAATGTTGGTGGGGGCATGAACAATGGACGAGAACGAGTTCTTCAGAACCGCCTCGGTCCAGCTATCCATGTTCCCGTTGGCAATGGGGAGGCCGTGACATAGGACATAGGAGTAGTACAGCCTCATCCAGTCGTCTTCCATCGCCGGTTGAATGGCAATAGGGGACGAAAGGACCTTGACTGGGGTCTGATCCATTAATCTCCCTCCGAACTTGTCCACCGGAAGTATTCCTCAATGTCGGCCTCACGCTGACACTTTCGCTACGTGGGCTCCTCACCCGTGGGCTCACGATCCTCCGGGTAGGGTTGCCCGGGGCCGGAAGTCGGACGCCCCGGCTCCTGCTTCTGGTTCATGGGGATCAGGATGCCGTTTCTGTCCTGCCACTCCTTCGCCTCCAACAGGCGCTCGATCTCGGCCTGTGGATCGTAGCCAGCCTCCTCCATGGCCGTTTGAGGTGAGATGGAACCCATCTGGCTGAGCGTCCCAACCAAGGCCTTGAAGCGGTCCTGTGGCCGGAGATCAACCTTCTCGAAGATGACATACACGCGCCCCTTGATACCGAAGGCTTGTGCGACCTCGTTGAGTTCCCTCTCCCAGAAGAACTTGATCTCCCGCCTGGCTGCATCCAGGCGCTTCAGGAGGATTTCTACCTGGACCCACTGGTTGTTGTATCCGCCGCCCCCGGTCACCGAGTCTACCAGGAACATGGGGATACCGATGCCGGCATAGAGTCCACGGTTCACTGCGTCGTACTTGTCGGGCCCGAGAATCTCGCCGGCTGGTGGTCGCAGCATCTGGACCTGAAGGGTGTGGTTCCAGTAGACGGTAAATGACCGCTTGTCGGTCTCGAACGCCGTCCTGATCTCATCGAATTGCTTCTTCGATGCAGGAAACTGGTCGTTGCCGATGGTCACCAGCACGACACAGTTAATCATGTCCTCGGCCGTTGCTTCGTCCATCATCTCCAGGATGCGCTTGAGGCGCTGCGGGTAGGCCGCCCTCATGAGGAATGGGACGGGGTACCGCATGTAGGGTGGCTTCTTCCTGTCGATGAAGCGAACCACATTGGGGTCGAAGACGTACCACGTCTTGCGGTTGATCTCTTTCTTCTTCATCCACGAGGGGGCGCGAAATGTCTCGTCGGTTCCCATATACTGCATGCTCTCGGGCTGCATTGCGTCTTCTGGGACACCCACGTTGATGAAGTTCGAGTCCTGGTCAGTCTGGCTACGCATCTCGTCCTCGAACTTCATGTTCAGCGGCCCGAGCACTGCCACCGGCGCCGGGTTGAACATGCTGTAGTAGCGATTGCGCCCTTCACCTAGCCGTAGCACCACAGCCCGGCTGTACAAGGTGTAGTCCCTGATCGACCAGCGGATGAGGTCCTCCAGCGCCCTCTCCTCCACCCACGCCAGGAACCCCATCACGTTACTGCTCTGACGGGCGTCGATGCGCGCCTCGGGGCCAGAAAACCCCAGGCGGAAGCCGGCAGCCGTCAGGTCGCTGAGGGTATCGACACTCGTGCCAATCACCCCGTCCCAGTAGTACAGCTTGAGCACATAGTCACAGCGGTCCCTCCACACGTCGTAGGGATCGTCTCTGCGACCGGGGATCGGGATGGGGAACAGTCCGCTGTTGTCCGTGGACGACAGCGAGTTGATTGTGTCGAAGATCGTTCCGGCCTTGGCCCTCCCCATGATGGCCTTGCCGGAGGCGCCCGATGCAATCGTGCGCATCATCGCGGCGGGCGACTGCTTCACAATGAGTGCAAACTGGTTGGGGTTGACCTGGCCTTCGGCTAGTATTTGTCCCATAGCTGCTCCTCCTATCGACGGGGCATCCTGGTATGCCCGAAAACCCCGCCGCTCACGATCCCACCCACTATGTCCTGGGTGCCCCCCGCCCTTGAAAGGGCGGTGGCTCGCTTGGCCGCATAGAGCCCCAGTACCGCAGCCACGGCGCGGTCCTTGGGCTGGTTGCCCACTGTATCCCAGTGGAGCGTGGTCCCCTGCGGGTTGGCCGTCACCTGGATCGCTCGCAGTTCGCTCTTCGTCACCATCATGTGCTGGATGATCTCTTCTGCTGCTGTGGCTATCGGCCCTTGTCCATGAGTGTATTCCTGCGATGCGAACTGGATCGCCCGGTTCTCCATCGAGCTTTTCATTCCGGTAAATAGCTCGCGGGTCACGTCGGTTGTGAAGTTCACCATGTCCAGGATGCCCTTCGGGTCGGCGGCCTTGGCATCATTGTCAAACAGACTGATGGGGCCGTACTCGACCTCCTGGTTGATCGGGGGGATGTAGCCCTTCTTGATCTTGGGCTCCGGGTCAACTAGGGCATCCATCAACGCCAACCCGCCACCGCCTTGGTCCATGCAGATGTGACATACATTGAAGCGCGCCATCAGTCCGCCGATGATAGAAGCCATCTGGGGGAAGCTGATCTTCCTGTCGGCGAATATGTAGACCAGTGCCCACAGACCTGGCTCTACTTCTTCGTACAGCGACACCGCGAAGAAGTCGTTGGTTCGCGCCGGGTCTACCCCCATCACATAGCGGCGACCTGGGTGGGGGTACAGCCTGATCTGGAGCATGGGGTTGGAGCACGCCTCGATGAGGCTGGCAGTGAAGTAGCCATCTGAGTCCAGAGGGAAGTAGCCGCAC